AAGCACTTGTAGGTACACAACTAGAACAGAGCATATCTTGGTCTGATATTCGCGGAATAAAAGCATATTCTACTTATAGTGAATATGATGGCGGCGTGGAATATGTTTATTTTGGAGAAGATGACGATTACGTCTATCAAATGGAGCAGGGTAACACCTTTGATGGAACAAACATAACGGCAACTTTTGCTACACCCTTTGTTCCACTACAAGACCCGAACCTTCGCAAGACACTCTATAAGGCTACAACATATATAGATGCTAATGGAGCATTTGACATTCAGTTGTCTGTAAAATATGACTTTGATCAGCTAGGTTCTGTCCAACCTCTTCCGATTTCACTTAACAGCACATCCAGTGCTACTGTAACATACGGTTCAGGTGTTTTTGGTACTTCTACCTTTGGACAAAAGCAAAGAGCAATCTATCAGGTTCCGGTTACGGGATCTGGTTTTACCGTTTCACTTCTATATGAAACACTAGGACAAACAACCGACTCGACATTTACCATAGACGCTGCGACTGTCCAGTACGCACTATATGGAAGGAGATAACAAATGGGTACAGGATACACCAGAAACGATACCGGAAACAATATCGCGGACGGTAACGTAATTAACGCATCAGACTTAGATGGTGAGTTTGACGCTATTGAATCCGCATTTAATGCGTCAACAGGCCACAGCCATGACGGTACAACCGGCGAAGGACCACAGATTACATCTGCTGGTCTTGCGGCGAATGCAGTAACGGCTACTGCAATTGCAAATAATTCTATTGCACTAGGGACGAAGACTACTGGTAACTATGTTGCTACAGGCGCAGTATCGGGCGTCGGTTTGTCTGGTTCTGCTTCGGCTGAAGGCGCAACATTTACCGTAACATCCAACGCGACAGATGCAAATACTGCAAGTACCATCGTGGCGCGGGATTCAAGTGGTAATTTTAGCGCAGGAACAATTACGAATACGGGGATTGCTACAACAGGTAATATTACTGTTAGCGGTACTGTAGATGGACGTGATGTAGCGGCTGACGGGACCAAGCTAGACGGTATTGAAAGCGGTGCAACAGCCGATCAAACTGCAGCCGAAATTCGCGCACTTGTAGAAAGCGCAACAGATAGTAATGTGTTTACTGATGCGGATCATACTAAGTTGAATGGTATCGAAGCGTCTGCTGATGTGACGGATTCAACAAATGTAGCTTCAGCCCTTACAGGTCTAAGCACTACTACATCATTTGTTGGAAGTGACATCATTCCTATATATGATGCGTCTGCAGGTGCTTGGAGAAAAGGCACAATAACAAATGGAGCGTTAGCTGGCCCTACAGGACCAACTGGGCCAACAGGTCCAACTGGATCAACTGGTCCAACGGGATCGCCGGGTGGAACAGGCCCAACTGGACCAACTGGACCAACCGGTCCTGCTGGTTCTGCCGGTCCTCCCGGACCAACTGGTCCGACAGGTCCAACGGGACCAACTGGTCCGACAGGCCCAGCAGGGACGCCTGACTCTAGCTTTAATGCTGTAGGTTCTTATGGAGGTTTTTACACACATTCAAACGGTACTGGCGTTGGAAGCACTGTTTCTGGTGGCACCTTACGGTATAACAAAGTAAATGGCCCTGACTCTTTCTTAGCTACCCCGTGGGGTTCTCAGACGCAAAATAGCGGGGGTTCTTCTGTAAGTGGCACTTGGAGAAACATGGGTCCGAACAATCATAAATCTTATTACGATGAATCAACTCGCTATGGTCCTTCATTGTATGTGAGAGTATCATAGTCTTAGGAGAAAACTATGGAATATCGAAACGCAAAATTTCTTACAGCCGACGGGTCACAGATTGACTGTGAAATCAATCACCCAGATTACGGTTGGATACCGTTCAATTGCATGAGAGATGATCCTTATCCTCCTTTTGATAATGCTGCCTTGTTTGATGCAATGGCTGCTGATTCAACTACAGCAGCTTATGTTCCACCAACGGCAGAAGAAATTGCTGCTGAACAGGCACAGGATATAAGACACATTAGATATGAAATACTTGTCAACGAGGTGGATAAATATGCGGCCAACGCATTACGCTGGGCAGATTTAACGTCAGCACAGCAAGCCGAACTTTCAACCTACAGGCAAGCCCTGTTAGATATAACCGACCAAGAAACATTCCCAGCATCTGTAACATGGCCTACCAAACCAGATTGGGTGTAGTATGCAAAACGATGATTTCGTCTGTGTAGTAGACGATGTGATAACGAATGAAACTTGTACGAATGTTATAAATGCCTTTGAATTAGCTGTAGAATGTGGCAGTTCTTACGGAAGAAGCGGAAAAGAAGCAGCTTTTAGAAAAGATACTTCTATTTCTTTTTGCAGTTTAGATATGGAAGGTATAGGTTCTCTTGCCGGTTTTGATACTCTTGCTCCTGTTAGTCGAGAGGTACATAAACATATAGAAGTATACATGACTAAGTATTTTAATGGAATGTTTAGTCTACCACCACAGCTTAACCCTCTTGACATTGACGGGTTTCCAGCAGCACCTTCAGGACACAAGATTCAAAAAACAAGCCCATCTGAAGGGTATCATATGTGGCATTGCGAATATGGGCCTGTTCATAACAACAGGCTTTTAAGTTGGTTGCTTTACTTAAATGAAGTAGAAGGCGGTGAAACCGAATTTCTATATTTATCTAAAAGAGTTGAACCCAAAGCAGGACGCTTAGTAATTTTTCCTTCTGGATTTACTCACACACACAGAGGGAACCCACCTCTTTCCGGCGATAAATACTTGGCTACAGGATGGGTGGTACATACATAATGAAACAGGCATGGCTAATGTGGTCTGGACAAATCTCAAATACTGAATGTTCAGACCTGATATACAATCTTCTTAAATTACCACCGATGAAAGCGAGGACTTTTAATCAGGAAGGCGACTTAGAAGAAAACGAACATAGGTCTAGCATAGTACGTTGGGTGGAAGACCCGCAGATTAAAAATATGTTGTGGTGGTATGCACAAGAAGCAAATCGACTTGCTTTTGGTTTAGATGTACAAAAGGTTGGCAACGTACAGTTTACGGAGTATTCCGCATCTCAAGCTGCACACTATGACTGGCATCACGATGTACTTTGGGGAACTGAAACTGCTTACGACAGAAAAATTAGCGTTGTATTGCAGCTATCTGATCCAAGCAGTTATGAAGGTGGAGACTTTGAATTTAATGAAGTTGAGTCTCCCAACTCTGATCAACTAAAAACAAAAGGAACAATCCTTTGCTTTCCTAGTGTCTTACAGCATAGGGTATCTCCTGTTACAAAAGGAACACGTTACTCGTTGGTTTCATGGTTTGAAGGACCACGCTGGAGATAACAAGAATGGAAATGCAAAGCTTAATAGATATGCTTCTTGGTTTGATTGTTGCTGGAGGTGCTTGGTGGGCTAACTCAATGACCAAAGAACAAAAGCGTATTGAGATTCTCCTGAACAAAACCCGTGAAGATTACGCGACCCGAAACGATGTGCGCGATGATATGCGGAGAGTTATGGAAGCTTTGCACCGGGTTGAAGATAAGCTAGATAAAGCTTTAGACAAAAGGTAAGGATAGGCGATGGCTACAATTACATCAGATCAAGAACTACAAACTGAGGTAGGCACCCTTGCCGGAGTAGGAATACCGTCTGCAGGTCAAACTACCGTACAGATGGTAGAACAGCCCAATGAAATACAAACTACAACAGGCACACAGCTAGGTACATTAACTACTCCTACCGCAACAACAGGAACCGCAACCCAAACGGTTGCCCCGACAGCCTCTTCTCCAACTGTAGGACAGGTTGGACAGATTGCTGACACGGCAACTGGTGTAGCTGCCGCTGGTCCGATGCAAGCTGCCCAAATTACGCAGCCTGTTCAGGTTAACATGACGGGCGTTCAAGCCGGTCCATCTGCAGGGGCAATCGGAACAGCCGCTACTCAAAACTTAGACCCTCAAGCCACAACCCAATACCAGTTGTCTCAACTGATGGCAAGCGTACAACAGGGTCAGCCCCTACCCCCGTGGGCTTCTCCGGCTGTTCGTAAGATTTCTGGTATCATGGCTGCTCGTGGCTTGGGTGGTTCTAGCATGGCTGCTGCTGCTATGACACAAGCCGTCTTGGAATCTGGTGTAGCTATCGCTGCACAAGATGCACAGAAGTATGCAAACATTCAGCTTGCAAACCTGAACAACGAACAGCAGATGGCCTTGCAAAATGCAGCAACCTACGCTGCAATGGATAAGGCGAACTTAAACGCTCGTTTGACTGCAGCCGTAACTAACGCACAGTCGCTTCTTGCTACTGAAACAAAGAACATTGACAATCAGCAGCAAGCTAACACTCTTTCATTCAATGCCCTAACACAGAGCATCTTTAAGGATGCCGCTGAAGAAAACGCTCGTAAGCAGTTCAACGCAAAGAACGAACTGCAAGTCGAGCAATTTTTTTCTGAACTTGGCGCACAGGTCGAAACAGCAAACGCTAACCGCATGGCTGCAATGGAACAGTTCAACGCTGGTGAAACCAACGCAATGAACCAATTTAACACATCGATGCGTGACGCTCGTGAAAAGTTCAACGCAAATATGCAGTTTGCAGTCGATCAATCTAACGTACAATGGCGCAGACAGATTAACACAGTTAACACTGCGACACAAAACGAAGCAAACCGTATAGATGTACAGAATACATTTAACGCATCACAAAATGCCCTAAATAACTTGTGGCAACAGTACCGCGACAACGCTGCTTGGAACTTCCAAAAGTCCGAATCTGCTCTACAACGTCAGCATGAAGTCGGTATCATGGCTATGGAATTTGCAAACACACAAAAGTTGTATGATCAGCAGCAGAAGGACGCTTTGGCTGCAGGGATCGGCAATTGGGTTGCTGCTTGGGCAAAGAACCTGTAGGGGATATAAATGGCACTAGACGCTTTTTTTGGCAATGTAGTTAGTAGTATTTTTGGTATTCCGTCCCAGATTGTAAACGGATTCACCAGCATGTTTTCTTCTCCAAGCGATGATTTAACGGATGCTCTTGATCCGGGTTTCGATCCTGATTTTGGCGGCTCTTCCTCTGCAGCAAACTTTTTGACTATGGGGGCAAAGGCTTTTGGTCAGTCAATGACGGATAAGGATAGACAATACTTTAATGCCCCTACTATACCAGATCGCCGTTCTGTAAAAGATATTGTTCGCGG